GCTATTTGGTCTGTGTCGGAAGGTTTCTTCACGGAGCCTGTTCTGCATAGGTATTGGTTCGCCTTTTCTAACCCGCGTCGTAACACGGGGGCTTTCTTTCAGACCTTCCACAAACATAGGAACTTTTGGAAGAACGCGAGGATCGACTCTAGAACTGTCGAGGGTACGGACCAAAAAGTCTATGAAGCTATCATCGAAAAGCACGGTGAGGATTCTGACGAAGCACGGGTCGAGGTTAAAGGGGAATTCCCTCGAACTGGCGACTCTCAGTTCATCGGTAGAGAACTCGTGTCTAAAGCCCAAGAGAGGCAAATGGATTCAGACGACTACTCGGGTCTTATCATGGGTGTTGACCCCGCAAGGTTTGGTGACGATTCGACTGTCATATATTTCAGGCGCGGCAGGGATGCGAGATCGATCGCCCCGATAGAACTTAAAGGTAAAGACAATATGGAAGTGGCCAACATCTGCGCCGATTGGATCAACAAGACGGACCCCGACGCCGTCTGTATTGATGCAGGCAATGGCACAGGAATCATCGATAGGCTCAGAGAGATGGGTTTCAAGGTGCATGAAGTTTGGTTTGGCGGCGCTAGTGAAGATGATGCGTGGGCGAATAGAAGAACTGAACTTTGGGCTAAGATGAAAGAGTGGCTTGGCGGCGGGTGTATTCCAGAGAACCTCGATAAACTTAGTGACGACTTAGTAGGGCCCGAGTATTATTTCCAAGGATCTAGCGACAAGATTATTTTAGAACCCAAAGAGAAGATGAAAAAGCGCGGACTATCTTCACCCGACTTCGCTGATGCTTTGGCTTGCACCTTCCACGTTAGAGTGGCGAGAAAAGACCGCATAGCGTCAAAACATCGTAAGCGTCGAAAGCGAGTAGCTGACGGCGTAGACTGCGACGCTTTTTGAAAGTAGCCTATAGAAATGAGCGTAGATATTTTAGGTCAAGAACGAGCGAGGCTTTCTTCGCTTTCCGATTCCGATTTCAATAAAGAGAGAAGCGTTACCAGAAATCAGGCTTCTACGGACGGTTTCGCCAAAGAAAAGCTTAACGTGTTTAACGAAGAGTACCAAGCTAGACAAAAGAAAATAGCCGATCAAAGAGACTCGTTACTAGGCCCAGGTCAGAGAACCCAAACTTTATTTGCGGGCGCAGGCGGCATGGGTGGGTCTATGGCTAGGAAAACTTTACTAGGTGCTTAAATGAAAAAACAAAGTGAAGCCAACGCAGAGATCGCAGCAAGACACCTGAAAGAACTTGAAAAGTGTATCTCCAGTAGGTCTAACATTGAATCTAATTGGCGTGACACTTCAGAGATGTTCTGGCCTGGACACAAGACTTTATTCGGCGCTAGAGGGCACGCAACTAAAGGCGAGAAGAGAAACGGGAAGATATACGATTCTACTCCTGTTCAGGCTCTTAGTCGTTTTGCCGCTATTCTGGATTCACTTCTCACCCCAAGAAACGCAACCTGGCACCGGCTCAAACCTTCGAATCCGGATCTATTGAAAGATCGTGAGACAAAACTTTGGTTCGACGAGGCTAATAAACTTTTATTCAAATACCGTTACGCTCCAAAAGCGAACTTCGCAAGTCAGAACCAGGACGTGTACCAACATCTTGGCGGCTACGGCTCTGCATGTATGTTCACTGATAAACTTCGCGGACGCGGCGAAAAAGGTCTGAGATATAAATCTTGTTTCATTGGAGAGATATTTTTTAAAGAGAATCATCAAGGGATTGTAGATACGGTCCTTAGATATTATCCGATGACAGCGAGACAGGCCGAGCAAAAATGGGGTGCAGATAAACTGCCCGAAGCTATTGTTAAAAAACTAGAGAAAGATCCTGAATGCGAATTTCAGTTTCTCCATGTAGTTAAACCTAGAGAAGATGTCGACCCCGACAGAGTTGACTTCAAAGGGATGCCTTTTGCCAGTTACTACATTTCTGAAGAAGGCAAGCATCTAGTTGACGAAGGCGGCTACACTTCGTTCCCGTATTCGACACCTCGATACAGGCAAGCGCCGAATGAGGTTTTCGGACGTAGTCCCGCTATGGATGCTTACCCCGCAGCTAGGACTTTAAATGAAGAAAAGAAAACGCAACTCAAAGTTGGTCAGAGAATTGTAGACCCTGTTCTTTTGGCTTTTGATGACGGCGTCATGGATGATTTTTCTCTTAGATCGGGGGCTGTGAATTATGGCGGGCTCGATTCTCAAGGTAGAGAATTGGTCAAGACTCTTAAGACAGGGAACTACCAAGTCGGTAAAGATCTTATGGAGCTTGAGAAAAATGATATCAACGACATTTTCTTAGTGAGTTTATTTCAGATTCTCGCTGAGAATCCTCAAATGACCGCTACTGAAGTTGTAGAGAGAACTAAGGAAAAAGGTATGCTCCTTGCCCCTACGGTCGGCAGACAGCAATCTGAGTACTTAGGGCCTATGATCGAAAGAGAGCTCGATGTTCTCTCTGAGCAAAATCTTCTGCCAGCAATGCCCCCGGCTATGATCGAGGCACAAGGTGAGTACGAGATTGAGTATGAGTCGCCACTTTCAAGAGCTCAAAAAGCTGAAGAGACTTCAGGGCTCATGAGAAGTGTAGAGTTTACGCTGCAAGTCGTTAACGTAACTCAAAACCCTGCGCCGCTTGACCACTACGATTGGGACGTAATCATCCCCGAAGTAGCCGATCAGCAAGGTGTGCCTGCGAAATGGAGACGGTCGATTGACGAAGTTCAGCAGATACGGCAAGGTAGGGCTGAGCAACAACAAGCGCAGCAGGCTGTGGAAGCCGCTCCGGGTGTGGCCGCATTGGCTAACTCTGCGACTAAAGCTGAGTCTGCTCAATAAAAGGGTGTATGCAAAAAGTTTTAGATTTCTTAAATAAAAGAGCTTTTTACTATAAAGCTGTTTTCGATAAAGAGAATACAGGGACGCTACCTGTTCTCGCCGATCTCGCGAAATTTTGCAGGGCGGATAAAACGTGTGTCGTACCGAGCGACAGTAGAGCTACTTATGTATTAGAGGGCCGCAGAGAAGTGTGGCTCAGAATTCAAAATCATCTTAATTTATCACAAGAAGAGCTGTATAGGATTTACGCAGCTAAAGGGAAGGATCTATAACTATGCCTGGAGAAGCGACTACAACGACAACTACGACCGAAACCGACACTGCTGGGGATAAAGCGCAGGGGGGCACGAGCACCGAACATTGGTCTTCTAGTTTCACTGACGCCGAACTTAAAGATTTCGTATCCACAAAAGGCTTCGAGAACGCAGAGTCTTTGGCCAATAGTTATAGGAATCTCGAAAAACTAAGAGGCGTCTCTGAAGATAAACTTTTGAAGCTTCCGCAAGACGCGACCGATAAAGAAGCGATGGCGTCGATCTACGATAAACTAGGCCGCCCTAAAGACCCCAAAGAGTACATGCTCCGCCCAGATCTTGAAGAAGGCAAAGAGCTCCCAGAGCACGACGCTAAGTTTTTCGAGTGGGCTGAGACCACTTTTCACGAGTTAGGGCTCAATAGATCTCAAGCAGAATCTCTCGTTAAGAGCTTCAATGATTTCGCAGCGTCTTCGGATAGTGCAGCAGTAGAAGCTCAAAAACTAAATTTTGAGAAGCAGGATAACGAGCTTAAAAAAGAATGGGGACAAGCTTACGATCAAAATACAGATGTCGCTAAACTAGCTGCTAAGAAGTTTGGCCTCGACACGGAAACAGTTGATAAGCTCGAAGCGGTTATGGGCTACGGTGGAGTCATGAAATTCATGCATAAAATCGGCGCAGGACTTGGCGAACACAGTTTTGTAGAAGGCAGCGGCGGAGATGGCAAGTTCACTAACACGCCGCAACAAGCTCAAGCTAAAATTGCGTCTAAGAAGAATGACGATGATTTCATGCGCAGATTTGCTGCAGGCGAAGCTGCAGCCACTCAAGAGTGGAAAGACCTTCATGCTCAGGCATACCCGCCGCCAGAAGAAAAATAACCAGAGCTATTGATTTATCAAAGAACTAAGGAGATTATTATGGATAAGGTTAGAGCGCAGATTAGGCTTGAATGTTTGAAACTCGGAAATACCGAAAACCTAAAAGGTCACGGTGCAATCACCGAAGTAGCCCAAAGGCACTTCGATTGGATTATGGAAGAGGGACAGTTCGCTAAAGCTGATACGGCTGAAACTGAACCTGCGGTAAGCGAGCCTGCGAAAGTAGATAACTCCAACGTAAAACCGCAAAATACGGGTAAGGGAAAAGGTGCCCCCGGTGACAGTTCGAAAGCGAACACAAAGCTATTTGACTGAAAAAAGCCCTGCATCGCAGACAAGCTCTTTGAAGGAAATTTATTTTTAAATTTTTAAGGAGAGTACCATGAGTATTTATTTACCAAGCCACTATGTCAAGGAGTATGCCAACACGATTGACCTACTTCTCCAGCAAAAAGATTCCCGGTTCTCTGCATTCGTTATGACAGGATCTCACTCAGGTGAGCAAGCGTCCCCCGTAGATCAATACGGCGCTATCGAAATGCAAGAGGTCGTGGGACGATTCGGCCCAATTGGGCGAGTCGATGCACCAAACGATCGTAGATGGGTTAGCCCGTCAGATTTCGATCTTCCACAACTCGTCGATCCACGCGATGAACTTCGCATGATCACAGACCCTAAAGGTAAATACGTCCAGAACGCGCTAGCAGCTGCTAACCGTAAAAAAGACGACATTATCGTAGACGCGTTCTTCGCAGACGCTAAGACAGGCAAAACAGGAACTAGTACAACTAGTTTCCTAGCGGGCAACGTCGTAGCGGTTGACGAAGGATCTGCCGGAAACTCAGGCCTTATCGTTGCTAAACTTCGAGCAGGGAAGAAAATTCTCTTAGCTCACGAAGTTGACCAAGACGAAGAAGTTTATATGGGCATCACAGCAGAACAACATGATGATTTGCTTGCGCAATCACAAATCATCTCTACGGATTTCAACGACCGACCCGTCTTAGTTGACGGAAGAGTCATGAGATTCATGGGTGTTAACTTCATCCACTCTGAGCGTTTGCCAGTAGACGGAAACGGCTACCGAAGATGCCCAATGTGGGTTAAATCAGGAATGCACCTAGGCACTTGGGAAGACGTTGTCACAGACATCGATCGTCGTAAGGACCTTTCAGGTCTCCCTTGGCAGGCTTATCTCAAGATGAGTATGGGCGCGACCCGTACTGAAGAGAAAAAGATTGTCGAAGTCAAGTGCGCGGAATAAGGAGTAAGAGATGGCATTAGAAACAGTAAAATCATCAGTTATCACCGACCGCGACGCGACTCCACGAGTCCTAGCTAACTCAAGACTTGTGAAAGCAAATCTATTGGAGAACATCGGGATTTGTGAAGTATCAGCATCGGCGTCTATCGGGTCGAAGTATATTTTCGCAAGAATCCCTTCGAATGCTCGCATCTCAGAGTTGCTTTTGCACTCTGATGACGTGGGGGCTACGGGGGACGCGGACTTCGGTATCTACGAGACTACGGAGAATGGTGGCGCAGTAGTTGACGCCGATCACTTCGCTAGTGCTTTGGATATCAACGCTGCAGCTCTTGCGGGAACGAACATCGCTCACGAGTCAGGTGTTTTCCCAATCGAAAGTTTGGAAATGCCCCTTTGGGAAGCTCTCGGTTTGACCGAAGATCCTAATAAAGAGTATGACATCGTAGCTACGTTGACTGAAGCTGCTGCCGATGGCGGAACTTTGGTACTCAAAACTCGTTACGCAATTTAATTTGAACGGCGGCCTCGCAAGGGGCCGTCATTCTCAAACATTGAGAGGATAGAAACATATGGCTACTCGAAGATATAAATTTAGCGTAGGAGACGAGCTAGTGACCGAAGAAGTCGGCGCAGCTACGGATTCAGACAGCATTGAATTGACCGTGGACTTGGCTAATACAGAAGTCAACGAAGGCGGATCAACTAGGTCACTTAGTAGAGAGGAAGTACTTCTCGCTATCGACAAAATCAAAAACCACATTCTCGAAGGCGAATGGCTTCCGGCCTAATTGGTGAATTGAATGTTATCAGAATCAGTAACTCTTTGTGAGGACGCAGGGGCTGGAAACCAAGCCGACAAAACTTTTGCTGGCGGCAAATGCTCCTTCATAGCTGAAGGAACTTTTGGCGGCGGAAGCGTTAAGTTGCAATTGAAAACCAAACAAGACACTTACGTAGACGTTCCGAGTTCCACTTTGAGTGCAAATGGTCTTTTGGGTTTAGACTTGCCAGCCGGAACTTACAGAGCTGTAACGGCGACAGGGAGTGCTTTCTACGCTTGGTTAGTTAGAGTCCCGTATTAAGGAGATTTTCCTATGGCAAGCGAAGTAGATATTTGCAATAGAGCACTTCAGCACTTAGGCGCTAAGCGCATAACAAGTTTGACTGAAAATTCTCGAAATGCCAATAGCTGCAATTCTTGCTATGAGACTTCTTTAGTCGCGGAGCTAGAGGCTCACGTCTGGCGCTTTTCTATTAAAAGAGCTTCGCTTGCCGAAGACGCAGTGGCACCTACTTGGGGCAGAGCGCATGCGTACACAGTACCTTCAGACTTCATAAAGTTCGCACCTAAGTACCCAGAAGACGCAGATGTGTACGATGATTGGGAGCTTGAGTCGGGTAAAATATTGACCGATGATACGGCACCCCTGTATCTTAGATATGTAAGCAAAACAGTATCAGTCGACGCTATGCCGATGCTTTTCAGAGAAGCAGTAGCCGCACGTATGGCTTTAGAAATGTGTGAAGAGGTGACTCAATCTAACACTAAGAAGGCGAATATATCTGTCGTTTATGACAGGAAAATAGCTGAAGCTAGGAAAGCGAATGCTTTTTTCAAAGTCCCACAAGTATCCCCTGATGACACTTTTGATCGCGTAAGGAATATGTAATGCCTAGAAGTGCGCCACTGAAAAATGATTTCAGTTCAGGAGAGCTCAGCCCGCGTCTCAAAGGCCGCATGGAAGCCGATAAATATCGTGAGGCAGCAGCTACGCTAAAGAATTACATACCTTTCCCGCAAGGCCCTATAACTAGGAGGCCAGGATCAGTTTATGTTAACGAGATAAAAACTAGCTCTGAAGGAGCAAGATTAATACCTTTTGTTTTCAGCGCGACAGTTGCTTACCAATTAGAGTTTGGCAACAACTATATTAGATTCTACAAAGACAACGCTCAGCTTCTAGACGGAGGTGCATATGAGATATCCACTCCTTACGATGAAGAAGAGGTTTTGGATTTATCTTATGCTCAGAATGGCGACATCATGTATCTTGCCCACCAAAGTTTCAGACTTAGAAAACTCACTCGGCTTGGTGATATCGAGTGGACTTTAGAAGAAGTTGATTACGACGAGCCCAATTATCTACCTTTCAATTCTTTAAGCGCAGGAGCGCAAACGGAAGCCGTAAAAACTGCCACTTTAACTCCTGCTGCCACCACTGGAAACACAAACGTAACGATGGGCCCAGACCAAACTATAACTGCCATTGCTGATGACGGGGCTGGAAATACAAATTTGACAATACCTAATCACGGCTTTGTAGACGGGGACAGTATAGGTGTGGATGGCGGGAATAAGATACTACTAGACCGTATGGTCACTCTAGATGCGGACACGGATAACCGAGTTGTAGACTCGAACACTATAAAAATATCCCCAAGTTTCCCCGGTGCGGGATATGACGGATCTGGATTTGTATACCCAGACATATACCCTGGGGCGGGCGTTTACGTTCGCCTTTTACAGGGGAGCACTTGGGGTTGGGCTGAAGTTAACGACAGGGGTATTGTAGTAGGCCACTTGCAGACATTCAACGTAACCGTAGTTTCCGCTTTCGGGTCTACGGCTACTGCCGGCGTTTGGCGCTTTGGAGATACGAGCAATCCCGGCTTAGTCACTTTCCACGAAGATCGTTTAGTGTTGTCTAAGTACGCGGATCAGCCGCAGAGAACAGATCTAAGTGAAACAGGAAACTATGAGGATTTCAGCCCAACTACTGCGGCGGGTGCGGTAATCGATTCTGGCGGTATAAGTTTTTCTTTAGCCTCGAATGACGTGAACGCTATCCAAAACATAATATCAGGCCCTAAGGGTCTTTTCATAGGAACCTTTGGCGGTGAGTGGATAGTTAGACCTTCATCCCAAGGCGAGGCACTAACGCCTACTAACGTGAATGCTAAGAGATCTACGACTTCAGGCTCTTCCAGTGCAACTCCTGTCCAAGTTGGAAACGCTGTTATTTTTGTACAGAAGACCGGAAAAAAAATAAGAGATTCAATTTATTCGTTTCAGTCTGACGGATTCAGGTCGAACGATTTAACTTTCATAAGTGAGCATATCACCAAAAACGGCGTGACAGCATTGGCCTTGCAGAGGGAGCCGATCCCGACCGTGTGGGCCATCCGAAGTGACGGCGCATTACTTGGGCTCGGATATGAGCGACTAGATGACCAAGCGGTTAAGTTTGGTATACACAGACACGAGATTGGGGGCGCAGGTGATTCAGACGGCAACATAGCTGAAGTAGAGTCGATATCTGTGATACCTGCGGCTGACGGTAAAAGTGACGAGCTTTGGATGATTGTCAAGCGCTACATAGATGGCGACACGGTAAGATACATAGAGTACCTATCTAAGCTATACGAAGACACCGACTCTGCGGAAGACGTGAAAGATGGAATCGATTCAGTGGTAACTTTCACTAGCGGAACGGCCACAACCTCCGTCACAGGACTTAGCCATTTAGAGGGTGAAGAAGTCAGTGTCTGGGCCGACGGGGCAGCTCAAAACCCCAAGACTGTAGCTAGCGGAGCCATAGAGTTAGACACAGCTGCGTCGAAAGTTCAAGTAGGGTTGGCTTATGATTCTGATGTAGAAACTCTGCGTTTCGAATCGGGGTCGGCTAACGGGACTGCACTAGGGAAAACCCAAAGAATAAACAGAGTCGGAATCCTTCTGCATAAAACGATCAACATGGAGTGGGGGCCTGATTTTTCGGATCTAGTACCTATTATTTTCAGAAACGCTTCAGACCCATTAGGCGAAGCAGTTCCTTTATTTTCGGGGATAAAGTCAGAAACTTTCGATTCAGATTACGATTTTGAAAACAATATTTGCATAAGACAATCGGGTCCCGGCCCCGGAACTGTTTTAGCTATAATGCCGCAAATGGCTACGGAAGATAGATAAGCGTGCAGATCGTAAGATTTAAGACCGAGCACGCGGAATATCTTTTAGAGCAAGCGGGTAATAAACCTCTTCTCGGAGTTTTCACGGAGGAAGTAATGGCTTACACAGAATCACTAGACCATGCGTATACGGGACTGCTAGATGGCGAGCCTGTTTTTTGCGCGGGACTTGTGAAGAAAAACGACCATTGCGCCGAGGCTTGGACGATACTGCATCAAAACAAGCGCGATAAGTTTATTTTGATTTTCAATGCTTTGAAAAGATTTTTACAGATAGCCCCCTACAGGCGTGTGGAAGCCTTAATAAAATGTGATTTCAACAATGGTCATAGGTGGGCTAAGGCGTTAGGATTTAAGTTAGAGGCGAGTCGAATGTACGCGTATAACGCGGACGGTAGTGATTCAGCATTGTATTCGAGGATCAATAAATGGGTGTAGAAGTTTTAGCAGCGGGAGCCCTTATCGGTGGGGCAGTATCAGCCGTAGGAAGTATCAAGCGCGGAAATGCGGCCAGAAAAGCTGCGGAGTACAACGCTAAAATAAATGAACGAAATGCTCGGGAAACTGAACAGCAAGCTATCGAGCAAGAAAAGATTTTCAGAATCCAAGCTTCCAAGCAAATTGGATCTTTCAAAGCCGCTAGAGGCGCATCCGGTGTCCGTTTAGGAGGGTCCGCTATAGACGCCCTCCAAGAGAGCTTTTTTAACATAGAGGCTGACGCTAACAATATTAAAGAAGAAGGCGCTAGAAAAGCTAGGGCTTACCGAGAAGGTGCTAATCTCGATCGCATGGAAGGGCAAGCGGCTCAGAACGCGTCCAGGTTCAGTGCTGCAGGGACTTTGCTTTCTTCCACAGCTTCGGCTTTTACGACGCTGAACACGCCCGCACCTGATACGGGCCTTAAGAGGACAGCGTAATGCCGAGAATTAAAACTGTAGAAAGACAAGTAGCTAGCGTAGGAGTGGGCGGGGGCCCAAGAGCTTCCAGCCAAGTTTTTGGCGGAGGCATCGGTGAGGGAATGGAGAGCATAGGCAGGGCAGTAGAGAATACCTCTCAAGCCCTCATCACTCACAAAGAAAACAACGACGCATATAAAGCTGACATTGAAGCTAAGAAATATCAGCAGCAAGTTCTAACGGCTATGCAGGAGAAGAAAAACTCTTTGACTGACGATCAGGCGGAGGGTTTTGCCGAAACTAGTTACAAAGAACTGGAAGAGCAAAGGCAATCTTTAGTCGATAAATTTGAAGGCTCGCAGAAAGCAAAATCTCGTTTGAATAACAGCCTTCAGCAGATAAATTTTTCTCAAGAAAGAGATTTGCGAAGTTTCGAAGTTCAAGCGGTGAGCCGCAAGAAAGTGAACGATTTCAAACAAGTTCACGATCAAGATTTGAACATTGTTTTTGGAGACTACTCCAAAACCAGAGAATTGCTAGACGGGAGTTTGGCGCTAATAAACAACATGGAAGTGGACGGGAAGGTTAAGTCTCAGCTGACAGAGATGGCTAAAAGCGAGTACCACTCTGCCGGATTGAACGGCTTCGTAAACACTGTGCTTTCAGACACGGCAACTACTAGCGCCGACATCGAGAACGCTGTTAAAGCTCTACAGAGCGACAAGAACATGTTCAAAGTTAATGCAGACCCTAAAGACTATCAACGGGCGATAAAGAGTTTGCAGGCTGGAGTAAAGCAGCATAAAGCTCGCGAAAATTTCCAATACGTGAATGCGTTCAACGATTGGGCTTTGAAAGCTCAGAGCACCGGAGTCGACGAAGGTGGATTCACTGAAGAAGAAATTCGATCAGTCGTAGAAGACCCTAAGGACCAAGAGAGGCTTATTAGAAAATCTCAAGTCGTCAGGAAATACGCCACCGCCATGAACGAAGTTAGGGAGAGTGACAAGTCTTTGGCTGAAATAGGTGCCGAAATAGCCAGCAAAAAAGAAGGGTTGAAGTCCGTGTCTGCCGATAATTTTGAGGCAGAGATGAGCGGAGTACAAGCTATGCAAGGCGCTTTCGAGCAAGTTGTCAGGCAATACAAAGCTGACCCCGCTAACTACGTGATCGGGAGAAGCGAAGCTGTATCTGCGGCTTACACTGAGTTCCAAAAAAACCCAACTATCAAGACGCTAGAGACTTACGCCGATGCTACTATTTCAGAGCAAATGAGAATAGACCCTAATTCTCCGCCTTCACTACTGACTAGCCAAGAGGCGGACTCAGTTCGCGCTTCGATGGATCAGATAAACATCGCCGATCAGGGCGGCAAAGTGGCTCTCGATAATATCCAATCTTTAGAGCAGAAGTGGGGGAGACATTTCCCCGCCGTAGTCAGAGATTTAAAAAAGAACAAGGCTTTGAACGGATCTCAATATGTCGCGGCTACGATGGCAGACCAACCCGCTCTGCGCGGTTTGGCTGAAGATGTCATGGAAGCGTCCGTGCTTAAGACAGAGCACTTTCGAAAAGAACTAGGGGCTGCAGAGTACAAAGATATCGAAGACTCTACCCGCGCGGCGCTTCAGGATTTCAGGGGGTCGCTGAAGACCCTAGCTAACAGGGAGCAAGTCGTAGCTGACTACCAAGATGCTATCGCTAGGACTGTGGCGTACAAGCAGCTCAGCGGGGAAGACGTTGATGCCGATCAAATAGCTAGTCAAATAATCAATGACAGATACGTTTTCGAAGACGGACTTAGAATACCTGTGGCAAATGATTCGCCTCCGATGCGAGCGGGTATGCGAAAATTAAAGAACAGAATTGATACTTTGGATTTGGCAAACATACCCGTGGCGTTAAGTGGCCTTCGCGAAGAAGATTCAGCAGATCTGTACAGAGAGTCTATTCGTAATGACGGAACTTTTGTGACTGCAGGGGACGATTCAGGTGTGGAACTTATTGACGGCACAGGAAACGTCGTCATGATAAAAGACGACAAAGGAAAACCTATCAGGGCTAAATGGAAGTGGTCGGAGCTTGAAGACATCGGGTCTGATCCGTCTGAGTTTAAAGGCATTACTGGGGAAGATTTTTCTAGAGGACTTTCGTTCTAATGCCAGCTTTCGGAGATAACAAGACCGGAGGGCCTAGATACCTAGAAGAAGTCAGCTTCAACGACGGCGTATTCGAAGCGTCTTTCGACGAAGCCTTCGATCAAAACCCCGGCACTAAGATAGCTGGTTTCATTCGAAATAAGTTAGATGACAGCCCTATTATCGGCAGAGATGTAGTGGCTTCCCAAGCGAAAGAATACGGTGTGAATTTAGACGTCCCTGAAGAAGGGATGAGATCCGACACAGCCGGATTTTTGATTCAAAGAAAATACGAACAGAAAAAAAGGCAGCAGCGCCTCAATCAAGCGACGCCGTCGATAGCTAACACCACGGCTAAACTTTCAGGTATGTTAGTAGGCTCGTTGGTAGACCCGATAAACGTAGCTGAGTCTTTCATACCTGTGTACGGCGAAGCTAGATGGGCAGCTAAACTTTCAAGAGTATCTTCGACTATAGGGCGGGTTGGGGTTAGAGCGTCTAAAGG